GGGATCAGCTTGAATCTAAAAAAATTGCTAGTAAAGAACAGCTTGAAGGTGCTAAATTAGGAAAAGATATAGCAAAAGACCTAATGGGAAATTCAAACTCTAATGGATGAGCTTGATGTTTTAAGGACAAAGTACCGAGAGTTGCTTAATGAAATGAGCGACCATATCAGCACAGGAAGCTGTAAAGACTTTTCAGAATATTCACGTTGTTGCGGTGTCATAGAAGGGATTGCAATGGCGGAAAGAGAATTACTTGATCTAAAAAAGAAACTTGCTCAAGCATAACGCTATATTGTGTAGCGCAGGTGACTCTGGACACCCATTTCCAGTGCAAGGAGAAAAATCTAATGGCTAAGTCATTAGCAGCAGTAAACGAGAAAGACAACAATATTGAAGAAATTGATATTGATAAGTCTAATTCTCGCAAAGCAAATCAGATGCCAAAACCAACAGGATATAAGATATTAATTGCCTTACCAGAACCTGATGAGAAAACAGATGGTGGAATTATTAAAGCAAGTCAAACAATACACACTGAAGAAGTGGGAAGTATTGTTGGGTTTGTTTTGGATATGGGGCCAGATGTATACTCAGATTCTGCACGATTTCCGACAGGATCCTTTTGCAAAAAAGGAGACTGGATCGTAATGCGTTCTTATACAGGCACTCGATTTATGGTTCATGGAAAAGAATTCCGCTTAATCAATGACGATAGCGTAGAAGCTGTGGTCGAAGATCCAAGGGGGATTGTAAAGATATGAACGAATCAACAGAAACCGACATGGGCATTGAAGAGTCTAATGCTACAATAACGTCAGCCGAAGACAAGTTCTTTGGGGTTAAAACGCAAATTGTTAAAAAATCTAAAGAAAAAGAAGCTCTTTCTGAATCTGATGATTTTGATTTAGAGATTGTTGATGATAAACCGCCTGTCAATAAGGCTGCGTATGAGCCAACTGGCGATGAAGAGTTAGACAGCTATAGTGCTAGTGTTAGGAAGCGTCTTGACAAGGCAACCTTCAAAAGAAGGGAGGCAGAACGTCTTGCAGAAGAAGCAGTTACAGCAGCGCAGCAACTTAATCAGCAAAACCAAAGTCTCTCCGCAAAAAACAAAGAATATGAATCTTTGATAAATCGCGGTGAAACTGCATTGGTTTCACAAATTAAGCAAAAAGCACAATTAGCAGCAGAAAAAGCCAAAGCTGAATATAAAAAGGCTCATGAAGAAGGCAATACTGACGATATTGTATCTTCTCAGGAAAGGATGATTGAGGCTCAGTCTCAGATGCAAGAGGCGGAGCGATATGAAAGAAGTCTTCCTCAACAGCCAACTCAACAGCAACAAATGGCTCAACAACAATTAGCCTATCAACAGCAACAACAGGCTTATCAACAGCAACAGCAGCAATCTGTTAACTCTGTTCCAGCGCCTGAACCAAAGGCAAAAGAGTGGGGAGAAAAGAATACCTGGTTTGGTGATGAAGAACATAAGGGCATGACAGCTTACGCTTATGCTCTTCATGAAGAAGCCATAAAAGATAATGGTCTTTCGCCTAACTCAGATCAATATTTTGAATATATTGATGGGGGTATGAGAGGAAGATTTAGTGAATATGAGTGGTCGGAAAACACATCTAAGGATGTGAGCGGTGGTGGACAAACCGCGCCTTCGACGGCTGCTCGTCCATCGTCCGTGGTCGCTCCTTCCGCAAGGAATAATGGAGCAAAACCACGCAAAATGAAGTTAACGTCCTCTCAAGTCTCTCTCGCTAAAAGACTTGGGTTAACCAATGCACAATATGCCAACCAACTCGTTAAGGAGATGACCAATGGTAGATGAGCGCACTCCGAGGTCTTATGACACTCGCAAAGAAGTTGTTAGAGAAAACAATGATTCATGGATTCCGTCTTCAATTTTGCCAACACCTGATGCACAGGATGGCTGGATATTTCGTTGGGTAAGAACCAGCGCAATGGGACAAGCAGATAACACAAATGTATCCCAGAAGTTTAGAGATGGTTGGATTCCTGTAAACGAAGAAGATCATCCTGAATTGCATATCCAGTCAGATATTAATTCTCAGTTCAAGGGAAACCTTGAGATTGGGGGTTTATTGCTGTGTAAAGCGCCTAAAGAAAGAATGGATGCTAGAAACAAGCATTTTCAGGATTTGGCACAAAAGCAGATGGAATCAGTCGATAACAACTATTTGAGAGAAAATGATCCGCGTATGCCACTATTGAGACCGGAGAAAAGTACGCGCACAACCTTTGGTAAAGGCTAACTGTCCTTTTAGGATGTAGCCTTTTTTTATTTAACGTAATTCTGGAGAAAACAGAATGGCTACAAGTGCAACTCCAAATGGTGCAGAGCCGATTGGTACTTGTTCGAGCAGCGGATCCTTTTCAGGAAAAGTTGTTCACATCAAGATTGCCTCGGCGTATGACACCGCTATATTTTATGGAGATTTTGTGAAGTTGGTTGCAGCAGGAACGATTGAAAAAGACGCTGGAACAACTGCATTAACCTCTATAGGTATATTCATGGGCTGTAAATACACAGATCCTAACTCTAGTCAAATGACATTCAGTCAAACTTGGCCTGCCGATACCTCGGCTTCCGATGCTGCTGGTTATATTTTGATTGATCCTGATGTTCTATTCAGGATGCAGGGTGATGCAACTATTGCTCAAGCTGGTCTTGGTGCAAACTTTGCTGTTGTTCAAACAGCAGGTTCAACCACGATTGGTCGAAGCAAAAATGCTTGTGATGCGTCTACAGTTGCAACTACTAACACACTACCGATACGGATCGTCGATTTTTATGACGGACCTTCAAGTTCGGTTGGTGATTCTTTCACTGATGGTATTTTCCGCTTTAATGCAGGTCATCAGTTAACCAACGTTACAGGCATATAAAGGAGAACTAGCATGGCTATTTCAAGAGCGCAGATGCTGAAAGAACTCCTGCCAGGGCTTAATGCCTTATTTGGTTTGGAGTATGAAAAGTACGAGGACGAACATGCTGTTATTTATGACACAGCCTCATCAGAGCGTTCGTTTGAAGAAGAAGTGAAACTCAGTGGGTTTGGTGCAGCACCTGTGAAGGACGAAGGAAATGCAATTTCCTACGACACCGCGCAGGAGGCTTTTACTGCAAGATACAACCATGAAACGATTGGCATGGGATTTTCAATAACGGAAGAAAGCATGGAAGATAATTTATATGACTCGCTATCTGCTCGTTATACCAAAGCCCTTGCCCGTGCAATGGCTTATACCAAACAGGTAAAAGCAGCTAATCCGCTTAACAATGGTTTCACCAATTCTTACCAGACAGGTGACGGGGTTAACCTCTTTACTGCATCTGGTGACGGTGTTACTGGCGGTGGTGGTCATCCGAGAGTAGATGGCGGCACGAACGATAATCGTCCTGCGACAGCGGCTGATTTGAATGAAACCTCGTTGGAGGCAGCAATTGTAACGATTGCAGCTTTAACTGATGAGCGTGGACTTCTGATTGCAGCTCGACCAAGACGTTTGGTTGTTCCGCCTGCTGGAATGTTTATTGCCACGCGGCTTCTTGAGTCAGATCAAAGAGTTGCAACGGCGGATAACGACATCAATGCTATCCGTAGCATGGGTATCGTTCCAGAAGGATACTCAGTTAATCATTATTTGACTGACTCAGATTCCTTCTACATCATTACTGATGTGCCTAATGGCTTGAGACACTTCGAGCGTACTGCTTTAGAGACCTCAATGGACGGTGATTTCGATACGGGTAATGTTCGCTACAAAGCTAGAGAGCGTTATTCTTTCGGTGTTTCTGATCCACTGGGTATCTACGGTTCACCAGGAGCATAAGTAAAGTAGGTAATTGAGGGAAGGCGGCTTATTAATTTAACGTCTAAACGATATTTTAAGTCGCTTTCCTTTTTCCTGACAGACATATATTTATGTCTGACACTTAGCTAAGACAGGAGAAATATAATGGCTAATACAACTTTTAATGGGACAGTTCGGTCTGAAAATGGCTTCAAAACCATTGATAAAGCCTCCGGTACAGGAGCAATTACTGATGGTTTGGTAATTAATGCAGATGGTAATATTTATAATGATGCTGGTGGACATATTCAATATGCCGCAGCAACGGGCTATGGCCCCGCTGATTTAATCGTAGGTAAAGGCGGCAGCCAATACGGTACGGTTGATCCTTATGCGGAAAGTTCTACGCAGCTATTCCCACTAGGTGGTCGATTACTTTATGGCAATACTGTTTATCGTTACGGTAAAATGGGAGCTGCCGCAGTAACAGCAGGTAAATGTGTAACTCACGCCGCTTCAATAGCACATCACTTTGACTTAACACCTACTGCTGGTGTCGCTGCTGGTGAAACTGCAATATCAGTTGAAACCGCAGGTACTGACATTACGCTAAATCAATACGCTAATGGGTATTTGTATGTTAATGATGCAGCGGGTGAAGGGCAGATGCTTAGAATTAAATCTAATCCTGCACATGATCACTCGGCTGATCCTTCTATCGTAATTACTTGCTACGATGATTTAGCAACAGCTATAACCACCAGCTCAAGAGTAACTTTAATTCCTGATCCAAACAGTGCTTTAATTGGTCAAGCTGCTACAACCACAGGCGCAACAATGGGCGTCACAATCATAGATATGACAGCAGCGTATTATGGTTGGTTTGCAGTTTCAGGGCCAGCTACAGTATTAACTTCAGGAACACTTGTTGTTGGTAATCACGCTGTGCCTTTGGGTGCTGTTGGTGCTGTTGGGCCAGCCGCAGGGGATGTTATTCAAGTAATTGGTGTGGTTATGATTGTTAACGTAACTACTGATTATTCATTAATTAACCTGACGGGCATTATCTAGGTTACATATAAAAATTGATGTGGGGGCATTGCCT